CCGGAGATGAGATTTATTTGCGGACCGCGAATTTTTTATATTCACGCCGTTTGGGACAAAATAGGTGACCGTCGCTTCCTAAGTTGCATCTGTAAGGAGCGAGAGCGTTGAGAATCACTTGTCGCGTTCAAGGGATTAGGCAGGCCGTGCAGGCGTTGACAAGAAAAATCGCCGCGCGTGTCCGCCAACGAGAAGCACGGAAGACCGTCATGGAGCGACCGGAGCACGAGGGGCAGCATAATGATTTCAGCCAGTCGCGAACTGCAGTCAGCAATCTATGATATTCTAACTAATGACAGCGTAGTCCTAAATGTGCTCGGCGGGCCCCGGATCTATGACTTCGTGCCGCGCAAGGTTCAATATCCTTACGTAGCGTTTGGGGACATTTCAGTTCGCGACTGGAGTACCGGGGACGGGGATGGAGAAGAACATTCCATAACGTTTCATATTTGGTCTCGCGCTGCAGGTCGAATCGAAATCTACGATATTGCGAGCGCTTTGCGTTCTGCTTTGCATGATCGAAATTTCGCTATGCGCGGGCATAGGCTGGTCAACTTCAGGCACGACTATTCTGAAACCCGGCGCGAGTCCGACAGTGAGCACTTCCATGGTGTTGTTCGTTTTCGTGCGGTGACCGAGCCACTGTCTTAACAAACTCTTGCGGAGATCGCAGACATGGGTGCCCAGAAAGGCAAAGACCTATTGCTCAAAATGGATCTTGATAATCTTGGGAGCTTTGAAACTGTCGCGGGACTGAGGTCGCGAAGCATTTCTTTCAATGCCGAGACGGTAGACGTCACACACCAAGAATCAGCCGGACAATGGCGCGAACTGCTGGCTGGTGCTGGAGTGAAGAGTGCCCGCATTACAGGATCGGGCATTTTCAAGGATGCTCCGTCGGATGCAGCGGTCCGTGAAGCGTTCTTCAATGGTCACGCTCGCCAGTGGCAAGTTGTTATTCCTGATTTTGGAACGGTTCAGGGACCATTTCAAATTACCTCCTTCGAGCTGACAGGTCGACATGACGGAGAGGTTTCTTTCGATCTCGTCTTAGAGTCAGCGGGTGAATTGAGTTTCTCCACACTCTAAAGGAGACACTAGGTGGCCAATCGACATCGAGGAGAGATTGAAGCGTGTTTGAATGGCAAGACTTGGAAATTGTGTCTGACGCTCGGAGCCCTTGCCGAGTTAGAGGATGCTTTTGGCTGTGAAGACATGCTGGCGTTAGCCGAACGGTTTGAGAAGGGCAGGCTCAGCGCAAACGACGCGGTTCGAATCATTGGAGCGGGCTTGAGAGGTGCCGGATATGATGTTAGCGACGATGACGTAAGAAAAATGCGTAGCGAGAGTGGGGTTCTCGAGTTCATAGATATTGTTGCACGCCTTCTCTCTGCAACTTTCGGTTCGCCCGAAAAACAGGACGATGCGGCGCGGGAGGAGGCGCGCAACCCCGCCCCTTTCCCTGGGATGACATCATGACAGCCGGGCTCGGCCTGTTGCGGCTTGACCCCCGCGTGTTCTGGTCCATGACCATCTTGGAATTCCGTGCCGCATTGAAAGCAATCACGGGTGAGCTCCGTCACGCCGATCCACCAACGCGCGCCGAGCTCATTCAGCTTATGCAAGCCTATCCGGACGGACCCCCGACAGATGAATGAAACTGGCGAAACCTGGACCGTTACGATTGATGCCGACACGTCAAGACTTCAGCAAGAGCTAGCGAATGCGACTCGTATGGGTCGACAGTTTGGTAATGCGCTGATGAATGCTTTCCAAGGCATTGCCCTACGCGGACGGGATCTGGGAGATGTCTTGCGTTCGTTGACACTAAGCTTATCGAGGATGGCTTTTCAGGCAGCATTCCGTCCTCTGGAACAAGGAGTTAGCTCGCTTATTAGCGGTGCCCTATTAGGAGCCATAAGGTTCGCGAACGGCGGCGTAGGGGCGAATGCTTTGCCGGTACCGTTTGCGTCGGGCGGGGTGATCGCTTCACCGATAAGTTTCCCTCTAAGTGGGGGCCGTATTGGAATTGCCGGAGAAAGAGGGCCTGAAGCAATCATGCCTCTTGCTCGCGGACCCGACGGAAAGCTCGGTGTTGTCTCACACGGCCGCGGCGAGATCTCGGTAACAATCAACGTATCCACGCCCGATGCGGAAAGCTTTCGCCGTTCGGAAACACAGCTCGCGGCGATGCTCGCCCGCGCGGTGGCGGTAGGTCAGAGAAATCTTTGACGCTCTTAGGGTTGGTGTTGTCGATATGGCTTTCCATGAAGTGCGATTTCCTACTGATATTTCGAGAGGTGCGGTTGGAGGCCCTGAGCGAAGAACCGACGTTGTAGTTCTTGGATCCGGACACGAAGAACGGAATGGGCGTTGGGCTGACTCAAGGCGAAGTTACAATGCAGGCTACGGAATAAGAGGCCTCGACGATCTATACAAGGTTATTGCTTTTTTTGAAGAACGGCGGGGGCGGTTATATGGGTTTCGTTGGAGAGATTATACAGATTGGAAATCCTGCCCCCCGGAGCAAACGCCGAGTGCTTTGGATCAAGTAATAGGAGTTGGCGATGGGACTATGGCATCTTTTCAACTTTCTAAGACGTATGGTGGCACTTATGCGCCTTGGAAACGATTAATTAAGAAGCCGGTAGAAGGCAGCGTTCTTGTCGCCGTTGACGGGTTGCTACAGGAAGAAGGCGCAGCATTTGTGGTAGATCACACAACTGGAGTGATAACGTTTCGGCCAGAGAATATACCGCCTCAAGGCGCCCGTATAACAGCGGGCTTTGAATTCGACGTACCGGTCCGGTTCGATACAGACAAGCTTGAGGTTAGCTTGCAGGGTTTTCGACACGGCGCAATTCCCGCAATTCCAATCGTCGAGATTCGCATATGAAAACCTTGCCATCGGATTTGCAGGCACATCTCAACAGCGGAGCAACTACACTTTGTTGGTGCTGGAGGCTGACTCGCCGGGACGGGGTTCGCATCGGGTTCACGGATCATGACCGCGACTTAACTTTCGATGGAACGACATTCGAAGCGGCAGCTGGCTTTACGGCAACTGACATGCAGCAGAGTCTGGGCTTGAGCGTCGATAACTTGGAGGTTGCTAGCGCGCTCAGCTCGGATCGCTTATCGGAACAGGATCTTGCCGCTGGCCTTTACGACGACGCGCGCGTAGAGCTCTTTCGGGTCAACTGGATGGATCCGGAGCAGCGGGTGTTGATGCGTGTCGGTAGTCTAGGAGAGGTCACACGCGCGGGAGCGCATTTTCGAGCTGAGGTGCGGGGGCTATCGCATTATCTACAACAGCCCCATGGTCGAGTATTTCAGTTTGCCTGCGATGCCAGTCTCGGCGATAAGCGTTGCCGGGTTAATCTAAGTTTGGATCGGTATCGGGGAACCGGGATCGTTCAAGAAATACTGGCGGCGCGAAATTTCAAAATTAGTGGAGTCGGTGCTTTTGACGAGCAATGGTTCACAAAAGGATTATTAGCATTTCAAAGTGGTGAGAACAAAGGACTTCGTATTGAAATTCGCTCACATCGACGAGTTCAGGGAGACGCGATAATCGAGTTGTGGCAGGAGCCAGCATATCCAGTGGCGATAGGGGACATTGTTGAACTTGTCGCGGGTTGCGACAAGCAAATCGTGACCTGCCGAGACAAGTTCTCGAACGTTTTGAATTTTCGAGGGTTCCCCCATATGCCGGGAAATGATTTCGTGGCATCGTACGTTCGTCGAGCAGGTTGATGAGGGGCACGACAATTAGCCGCCAAGATATCGTTCGCATTGCCCGATCTTGGATCGGGACACCTTATCATCATCAGGCCAGCGCTCAAGGTGTTGGCACAGACTGTCTTGGTCTTGTTCGCGGTATTTGGCGGGCGCTCTATGGCGCGGAGCCAGCTTCCATCCCATTCTATAGTCGGGATTGGGCTGAAGCTTCAAATCGAGAGACGCTTCTGGAGGTCGCTCGGCAATACTTGGTTGCTGTAGCAAGCGAAGATATGCGCCCGGGCGATGTGCTGATCTTTCGCTTCCAAAGCGATTTGCCGGCGAAGCACGTCGCAGTTTTGGCGTCTAAAAAAAGCATGATCCACGCAATGGAAGGCGTTGCGGTTGCCGAGGTTTCGCTGCTGCCGTGGTGGCGAAGACGCATTGCAGGTGTTTTTTCTTTTCCTGGGGTCATTGACTAATGGCAACGCTAGCACTGGCTGCTACCGGCGCCGCCGTTGGGAACGCGCTTTTGCCCTCAGGTCTTACGGTCTTCGGCGCGACCATTAGCGGAGCAGCTCTAGGATCTCAGATCGGAGCTATTGCAGGTTCATTCGTTGACCAGGCTTTGCTCGGTGGCTCCGGCCAAACTCGTACATTCACTGGACCACGGCTGTCTGATCTGCGGTTAACGGCCTCGACGGAGGGAGCTCCTATCCCGCGGGTTTATGGACGAGCCCGTATCGGTGGTCAGGTTATCTGGGCCACAGATTTTGAAGAAGAAGTTGTTACGACGGAAGTAGGAGGCGGGGGAAAGGGCGGTGGTGGATCCAGCGCGTCGACGAAGCAAATTGAATATCGCTACTACGCGAATTTTGCTGTTGCCCTTGCCGAAGGTGAGATATCCGGTATTGGACGAGTGTGGGCCGATGGCCAAGAACTGGACCTTGGCTCAATCACGTGGCGGCTCTACACAGGTTCCGAGGATCAACAACCTGACAGCTTGATTAGTGCTCACGAGGGGCCAGAAAATACACCTGCTTATCGCGGCCTTGCCTATATTGTCTTCGAACGGATGCCATTAGCTCCTTACGGCAACCGTCTCCCACAACTTTCGTTCGAAGTATTTCGAGCCGTAGATGATTTCCACCACAATGTACAAGGCATCGTTTTAATCCCGGGTTCAGGGGAGTTTGTCTATTCGTCAAAGGAGGTGACACGGCGAGAGGCTTGGGGGCTTCAGGTCGCTGAGAACGTCCATACGCGCCAAGGCGGCACGGACTGGACCGTTTCACTAGATCAACTGCAAACCTTTCTGCCTAAGGTCAAATCCGTATCTCTCGTTACAAGCTGGTTTGGAACAGATCTCCGTGCTGGACACTGCAAGATCCGGCCTGGGGTCGAAATTGCTAACAAGAAGACGAGCTCGCTTGCTTGGAGCGTCGCGGGCGTGTCCCGCGCCAATGCGCATGTCGTAAGTCTTCATGAAGGGCGCCCCGCTTATGGTGGCACGCCGTCTGACCAAACAGTGATTTCTGCAATTCAAGATTTGAAGAATCGCGGTTTTTCAGTCGTTCTCACCCCTTTCATTCTTATGGATGTGCCGCATGGCAACAATAAACCTGATCCATATCGAAGCGGATCACTGGGGCAGGCCCCATATCCGTGGCGAGGGCGCATCACTCTGAGCGTAGCGCCAGGTCAGCCGGGCAGTCCTGATAAGACAGCAGCGGCGGCAGAAGAGATCGCGCATTTTGTGGGAAATGCGGCGGCAAACGATTTTCAAATATCGGGGGAGACAGTCACATATCACGGCCCGCCTGAATGGTCGTACCGGCGCTTCATTCTGCACTATGCCTATCTGGCAAAGGCGGCTGGGGGCGTGGATGCCTTCGTTATCGGATCGGAAATGCGTGGACTCACGCAGATCCGCAGCGATCAGATCACCTATCCTTTCGTTTCTGCCTTGGTGAAATTGGCGGAAGATGTTAAGCGCATTCTCGGTCCAACTACCAAGGTAACATATGCGGCAGATTGGTCAGAGTATTTCGGACATCGGCCGGAGGACGACTCAGGGGACGTTTTCTTCAACCTGGATCCATTATGGGCGTCGCCCGCGATTGATGCGATCGGAATTGATGTCTATTGGCCACTAAGCGATTGGCGCGACGGTAACGATCATGCCGATGCCTTGGCAGGCGCACGATCAATCTATAATCTTGATTACTTAAAATCGAATATTGCCGGTGGGGAAGGATTTGATTGGTATTACGCGAAACCTGAGGATCGTGTACGGCAGGTTCGTACACCTATTACTGACGACTACGGCAAACCTTGGGTATTCCGTTACAAAGATCTCAAGTCGTGGTGGTTGAATTATCACTACGATCGGCCGGGTGGGATTGAACAAAGCGAGCCAACTATCTGGATACCGCAGTCAAAGCCTGTATGGTTTATGGAAATTGGCTGCCCTGCTGTTGATAAGGGTGCCAACCAACCCAATGTGTTTGTTGATCCAAAGAGTTCTGAAACGTCCCTGCCTTATTTTTCGAGTGGTAAGCGGGACGACTTCATACAGCGTCGCTATATGCAAGCGCTGATAGAGGCGTACAATCCCGACCATTCAGGAGCGGTTTCGGGCCTCAATCCGGTTTCGGCGATCTACGGAGGACCGATGGTAGACCCGTCCCGGATACACGTTTACGCTTGGGACGCCCGGCCTTTTCCTGCTTTTCCGAACGATACGGAAACATGGGGAGACGGTGTCAATTGGCATCGAGGCCATTGGATCAATGGTCGCATTGCAAGTGCGCCAATTGGAGACCTCGTTAACAAGATACTGGAGGATTCCGGTTTCTCGGAATTCGATTCCTCCGGTCTCTCCGGCATTCTTCCGGGCTATGTGATCGACCGTGTGATGTCACCAAGGGAGGCGCTACAGCCTCTCGAGCTCGCCTTCTTTTTCGATGCGCTGGAAAGCAACGGCAAGATCGTTTTTCGACACCGGGGTGCTTCGACAGAGGTGGTTGAGTTAAGACCTGAGGATTTGGTCGAAGAGACACCTTATGCCAGCTTGTTGCGGCTAACGCGTGGCCAGGAAACTGAACTTCCTGCTTCCGCCAAGATATCATACATCTCGGCCGCAAATGACTACCGTCAGGCTGTAGCAGAGGCG